ATCAGTAACATTAGTCTTTAATATTTTATATCTATCACCAAGTGTACGTTGCAACCATTGAAGACCTAGGTCTGAATTTTTGGTACTAGAATTAAAAAGAATATGCTCTCCTAATCTCATACAATTAGCCGCATCAAACATTATTTCATGACCACAACTCATTTTGCTTTCCTTTACTAATGATCTATATTCAGCTATAGCCCCGTTATCTTTTTCATAATAACTTAAATCAAATGATTCATCTACCATTAACGGTCTTGGAGCTGTTATCCATTCAGCCCCAGATTTAAAATATTCTAAAAATAAATGTTTTAAAAAATCATTTTCAAAATAACGAAATCTTAAACTTGGTGGAGTTTCAATAATTTTATTACCAACTATCATAGTTAAATCTCTTACATTTAATGCAGGGTGATTAGAACTTTCCCAGTCAGGTGTTTTAATCGTATTTATTTTATCTGGGGTTTTAGGTCTTCTGACTGTTATACCATGACTTTTTAATAAGTCTACATAATTTTCAATATCTTCATTATGTTCATGTATATGTCTTTTATTGATATGCAATTCTTGGGTATTTTTATCATTGACTAATTTTGAACCACATGTTGAGGTTACATTATATATATTATCATGAAAATGAAGTCTAAACGTAAAATCCAATGCCGGTATCTTCTCCGGTAAACCCTTACCGACGATTACTTCTTCTAATGTATCCCACTCGTTATGACTATTAACAATATCTTTACCAGGTTTCATTACACTTTGCACATATACCATTATATATGTTATTGTTATGATTTTCAACTATCTCTTGAAATTTATCTCCTTTATAAATATCAGTTAAAGATTCTTTAAATATATTACCAACAACACCTGTTCTATATATATCATTAAAAGGACAGAATAATACATCACCGTTAGGTAAAATACCTCCCCCTAGACCAGGACCATGCGGGCAAAGACCACTACGTTTAATATCTTTATTACCTTTTGCAAAATTAAGATCATCTCTATCAACACTACCAGCTCGGTTTATATTAAAAATTTCAGAACTGTCTAATCTAACATTTTTTATCCGAGTATATAAATCAATTAAATACAGTACATCACACTTTGGAAAATCATCATCTAACATAAATGAGGTTCTATTAGTTAATTGTACGAAAGATTTTATCTTTTCTTCTTCTTTTATTAAAGTATATAAAGTTTTAAAGTTCTTAAAAAACTTGTTAAATAAATTTCTACCTGTTTCATCCTCATAGGTTTTTTCATCAATTCCATATACACTAACATTTAAAAATACTTTATCATTTTTTAATAATCTTTTAAATAGTTCACTATCAAACTTTAATAGATTAGTAGTTAATATTATTAATTTAATCTCCGGTAAACTAGTTAAGTAATTTATTTTATTTTCTATATTTTTATCTAAAAATGGATCACCAATAGCCGGGGTTAGTTCTACATACTGTATACCTGATTGTATACATTTTTTAACAATAGTTTTAAAAATACTATCTTCAATAAAAGAATTTTTACCAACTTCTTTTAAAAATTTATCATCAAAGCTACCTCGACACCCTTTACATTTAAGCTGACATGAACTACTAGCTTGAATGTTTATCATCTTACCTAAAGATTCTGAACCATTAATAGAAACATCAAATTTAAACGCAGGTTTTCTATCAACAATTACATTTTCTTTAAGGTATTTGTGTTTTATTTTTATAAATTTTATTTCGTCTTCAATTTTCATATACTATATTTTTTGTACTCATTAATATATATTTCATTTTTTGTTTTTCTCTCTGACCGACCTGACCACATTAATGATTTATTGTTAAAATTATAACCTTCATCTTTCCATTTTAATGTTAAGCGGGAATAATTAATATTTTTTTCTTGTATTGTTTTAAATAGTAAGTCGCCATCCCCTAATTCAACTTTTACATTACCTGTTTCAATACATTTACTAAAATGGTCGTCCATATATTTCATTAAGTTTATCATTTTTTTACTTTTATTAGCAATAATTAAACCTGGGTGCGGGAAATTTATTTCTTTTTTATCAAAATATAATCCAATATCACACCCTTGGATTTCATTTATATGTTTTAATATATTTTTTCTAACAACTGTATCAACATCAACATATACAACAGTTTTATAATCATTTAATAAATTAGAAATAGTATTATATTTAACCATACATGTATAGAAAGCTTCTGTATCATATAACCCCCATACTTCATTTCTATACTTAGAAAGTAAATATAAAACACTTTTATTTAAATGTGGGCCTAATGTACTAACATGAATTTTATTTTTTTTGTTAAATTCATCTTTTTGTAAAATAATATTTTTATATTTTTTAATTTCTGTATGTGTTTTTTTATCGCAGTTTACCAATCTAACATGAACCTTTAAATCAGGTGTATTTACCTTTATAGATTGCAATAAGCATTTTAAATATTTTATATATTTACCTTTGCCGTTGCTAGTGCAGCATAATATAATATCATTCATACGATTAAATTACCTAAGATATTTTAATTTTTTTTCAGTTTCAGGAGTAATAGGTGAGAAAAAATCACACTTACTGCAAACTGAATTATAAAGATTTATTTTCATATTATTATGTAATATACTATATAATCCGTTAGGATTTTCATATATCTCTTCAAAACTTTGTGTTAAAATATTACCCATTACATGCTTTCTATATATATCGCAAAAAGAACAGAAACCTACGTCACCATTAGGAAATACAATACCAACAATTGATCTAGTACATATACCTCTTTTAACCTCTACTTCAGACATTAGTTGTTTATCTACTATAGTTCTATTTGATGTATAAACTTCATAACTGTCAATCCTTACATTAGGTAATAAATTTAACTTATTCAATAATATAGACATTTTACCTTTAGGGTAATCATTATCAAACTTTTGGTTTTTCATCATTACGGTAACTTTCATATTACAGTTACCGTTTTTCATTTTTTCATGTATATAGGAAAGATTATTATACATTTTTTCAAACATATTTTTCTTTTTAGTAAAGTTACTATAAGTTTCTTCATCATGGCCGTATACACTAACTTTTAATAAACACTTTTTTAACTTAGACATTTTATCAAAAGTATTTTTCTTTAAAGGTATAATATTTGATGGTATATTGAATGATTTAACCACAGGGTGGTCTTCCATATAATTTAACTTGGTGAGAATATCTTTATCTAAAAAAGGTTCACCAAATAAACACATTAAAGAATAATACCATATACCGTAATCAGTACTTTTATCTATTACCTTTTTAAATACCTCGGTAGACATTATCTTAGAGTTACCTTTTAAGTAATCATCATCTATTGAGTTTCTACAAAAATGGCAATCTAACGGGCATTTATCTGAAATGTTTATATATAACGCAGTATCACGATGATGCACGTTTCCGACGTCAAAATGTTGCCCAAAATCTTTATATTTAACTTCACCCCATAGAGTGTTTTTTAATCTAGATGTATTTAGAATATTCATTTATATATTTTTCGTTATCAACTTTTGCTACGTTTTGACCACTCCATACAGCATTTTTTACATTAAATTCAGGTCCATTATCTTTGTAGTATTTGGTTAAAGAGTTTATTTTAATTTTATTATTATATTTTTTTTGATAAAAAACATGATCAAACTCATCTTCATCAGCTTCTATATCATACATATTATTACTAACTCGTTTTTCAACATCCTTTAAAAAATCTACACTTAACATAGTATTATTACTTATAATTATACCTGCATGCCAGCCTATATATTTTTCTCCATATTGGGTACTCGTCTTTAGGTGTTCATTAGGGCAAATATACATAGCCAAATCATAGGTATTGATAGTATCTTGTATATTATATATATCCTTACGTACAATTGTATCTACGTCCATATATACTACACACTTTATACCATATTCTAACAGCTGATTTATAGTATTGTACTTAATATTTGAACAATATGCTGCTTCTTCTGAATATAACCAACCAACCCCTTTAAAATCAGCTGTACTTTTACGCATAAGCTGAATAGCTGATTTATCAAAAGTCTCTGTTTTATTTACAATGTTTCTTTTATCACAAAGAGGGGTATTATCTATATAAAAATATATATTATAATCATTATATGTAGCCTTTAAACCGGTAATAGTATCTTGTTTTACATTTACTAATCTCACTAATACATTTACTTTTGGGGAATTTTTAATTATACTATTTAAAAAAGCCCGGGTTGGTTTAATATACCGTTCATTACTAGTACATATTAAAACTAGATTTTTATCTATACCTGTTATACTCTTTAATATATCTATCATCACAAAATTTTGTTGTACCGGCTCCTGACCATACTATTGATTCTCTATTTAAATCTTCATCTTTAAACGTTTTATCTAAGTTAAACACGTTTAATTTATTTTCCTGCAATACATCGTAAAAATACTTTTCATCAGCATCCCAATCTGTATAATTTTTAATTACCATATCTGACCATTTTTCGACGAATTTTTTAACCTTTGTATTATTATTAAATGAGATAAATCCTCCTTGGTATAGTTTGGTATGACCTTGTAAACGCTTTGAACCTTTATGTTGTTCGGTATATGGTTCATCTTCTACTACGCAAATATCATTTTCGTTTATATTATTAATAAGGTCATTTAAATTACCTTTAACTATGGTATCAACATCACTATATAATACAGGTAAATTATATTTTTGTAGTGTATCATTGATAGTCAACACTTTACTATTAGAACAGTAAGCTATCTCTTCACTATAAAGCCATCTACCAGCTCTAATACCTATTTTACTTTTTTGTAAACCTTCAAGTAGAGTATCATTGACATATTCCCCTTCTTTAGATAACATATTTTTCTTTTTAGAAAGGTTTTTATTATCTATTATTTTTATAATATTTAAATTTAATTTTGAAAAGTCTGGATCAAAGCCAATACATCTAATAATAATTTTATCAAATGTGTTTGCACTGTTTATTTCTATCGATTTTAAAAAAACATTAATTAATGGTAAATATTTTTCATTCACACTACAAACGAGATTAACTTTACACATAGACTTATTTAATTTAAAAAGGAGAATTATCAATTTTTTATAAATATAAATATAATGGTACGTATTGAGTTAGCTGATATAAAAAAAACAAAATCTAATTTATTTTACTGTCAAAACGATAGTGGGCAAAAATGGTATATTCCGGATAGTAAGGTAAGACCGTGGGAAGTTAAAAGATATGGTATATTAAATAAAAGTTTAAAAATATATTGTTTTTGGATTAATGGGACAGATATATACTTACGTGATGGTAATCATGAAAAAGCTTCTATTTTAACCACCCATGGTAGGTTATTTAGAAACACAAATGATATACTTGATATTTTAAAAAATAATGATTTAAAGTCAATATATGAAAAAGGTTTTGTAAATGTTATGATAGCCAAAGATACAAATGATTTTAGTAATAGTGCATTATATGCAACAAGGGGTGATAGTAATAATGAAATATCAGATGTAAGTCTAACAACTATAAAAGGACTTGCAGATAAATTTAACTTTAAAGTTTATAAGTATGTTGACCCAAGTGGATCAAATATAATAAAATCTTTAAATGATAATGGAGGGTATACAAAAGATGGAGTATTTGTTACCTATAGTAAAAGTGGTGATTTAAATAAAGTAGCTATTTATAAACCATCATAAATTTTTTGTATTTAAATAATTTTCAGGATTGTTAGGGTTCCAAGTTAACTCTGCTTTTTCAGTATCTTCCTTACGAGATAGTTTTAAAGTTTTTATTTTTTTAAAGAAATCTCCAGTATTATCTAATTTTTTATCTTCTATAATTTCATTAACTTGTTTAATAGAAAGGCTGTTATAGTTAATACACCCTTGTTGTTTATTAAATCTATCAGTAAATGATTTTTCTTTTCTATGTTTTATTGCTCTATCATTATTCCAGTCAACCCTACTTGGTGATAATTCATTAGTCGTAAATAAATTTTTCTTAATTTCATTTAAATGTCTTAATTTATTAATAATTCCCCATTTATCATTGGTATTATATATATCTAAATATTGTTCTTCATTTTCATATATATTATACATTATTGAATAACGACACTTTTTTATTTTTTTAGTAAATGAATGATATGTACTTTCATTAGAAGAATCGGTAAATACATAACCGCAATTTAAACCATAAGGTGTGTCTTTAACAAAATTTTTATTTTCATCTAATAGTTCTGTACCTATATTACCTTCCCTATCAAAATCTAAAAATAACATCATGGTTAATAAATTATTTTTATCCATATGTACAGGATTATTATAACCGGGAAAATCTTTTACTAGTCTAATTAAATGGAGACCATCCTTTACACTTTTATTAGCTGTTTTATATATCCATTTATTGTACTCTTGTATAGATGATCTATTAGCTATTTTATCTACTATATTAGTTAGTATTTCATTGTTTTTATAATCTAAACGTTTTACGGTATATACCTGTCTTACCTCTTCCTTTTCTTCAGACTTGAAATCTAGAGTGTTAAAAAGTTCTTTTACCTCGTTTATTTCATTTTCACTAAAAACATTATCAAAAGTAAAATGTATAAACGGGGTTTTATCTTCTTTAAAATTTATTAATTTATCTTTGTAGTAACTATGATAACCATGTTTAGACTCAAAATTTAAATCCGAACTTATTCTACCTATATATTGTAATAATTGATCTTTAGATATTATAGTTTTAAGAGAACCAAACATTTCTATATAATCTATACGTTTTTCATCGTCTAACCATATATCTTTATTAACATTACATATATGTTTCCAATTTATCTCATCATCATATAAAGATAAATCTTTTGTAAAAAAAGGTCCTTGAGGCCCTCCTGTCGGGTCAACAGTTATACCGTTTAAATCGTCATGTGGAGCTGTTTGCATTTAATATGCTATAAGTAACTTGGAGCCGGTAGTAGTAAAGGTGGCCAGTATTTTAAAATACTGTCACGATCGGTCAATTCTGCCATTTCCTCATCAATTTCAGAGGTTAGGTCGCTTAGTAGGGTCAGTATAACTTCGATTTCTTCAACATCGTCAGTATTACCATCATTTTGACATTGGGTTTTTTCAGCAGTTAAAATTTCAACCGCTTTATTCTTATGTTCAGTTATTAAGGCTGTCCACTTCGTTTTTAAATCAGCAATATCAGCATTTAAAACTTCACTATAATTATTATAACCTAATTTTATTGAAAGGTAAATATGTCCTAATGGTACATTACAAGCGTCGGTAGATAAAAACTTTTTCTCATGAAAAGCAATATAATCATCTGAACCGCTTAAAATCATTTGATATGCTGGGTCATCAAGAAATTTATCTATATTTAAAACTCCATCAACTTGGCGCTGAGTCATTTCATCATTATAAATGGTTATATTAGATATATTAGACAAATCTTTAGTAATAGTTGTACTATCATATATCCTATTTACTTGTATTCTATAGTTTGAAGCTTCTTGAAGAATTTCAAACGGTTGCATATAGAAATTGTTATTTTCAAAATATTCAATGAATAATGTTTTTCCGATATTTTTATTTAAAATATCGGCATAGACTTGAATTGCAATATTATCTTCGGTATTTAATGACATTTTTTTATTAAGTTATGGAGTTGAAGCAGCAGGTATAACACTGAAGCTCTTTGATTTACAAAGTACTGTCATACCAGCACTAAAATCTCCTAGGTTCGTTCGTGCTGGAGGTGTTATGATTGTTTGGCCTCCAGTTGAACTATTAAATGAATTAGGGTCAACCGGGTCGGATCTAATTTGCCCATCTGTTTTAGAGTTATAAGCACATTTCCAATAAAACCCGAAAGAATTTGATGCTGGAGACGCCCCTGAACCGTGAACATTCGTAACTGTTACATAATACGTACTATCGGGAAAGCTTCCTGGAGAGCCGGCGCTGCCGGTGCCGCCGATGGTGAAGACCGATGAACTAGTGCTCTGAGCGACCTGCGAACCCCCTTTAGCGGTAAATACTGTAACAGTAAAACTACCACCCCCACTGCTATCCACACTACCAAATAAAGGGGTTATTCTAATACCACCATTATCATTCCTGCCATACCGTTCATAAGTTTCGTTTCTTATTGATATAGTACACCCAAAAATAGCTGAGCCTTTAAATTCAGACCATTTAACGTTTGTATACGCTCCTTTAACCATTGCCGGGGTTACTGCATAAGTTTCGAACCACCTTTTTAAACCAACCGGACCCGAATTTGCTTTATTTTGAGAATAAGTACCGCCACCGCTTTCATTAAATTTTATGTTGACCATAAGGTTTAAGCTAGTATTAGCACCACTAGCGCTTCCTATTCCAACTGTATTTCTTATATAACCGGGCATATTATTATTTATTACTATTTCTTCTTATTCCAGTCAACTCTCTTAGAACTTTTCTTTTTATACATTTTACCCTTTATTTTCTTACATGCAGCTTTAGTTGGTCTACATGCTGGATAACTACCTCCTGATTTTTTTGACTTTCTTCCGCAAGGTCCTCCAGTCTTACAATTTATCCAACCGCTAAATTTTTTACCCGTCTTAGGATCTTTACCACCGCGTTTAAACCATTGATGGAGACTATCACTAGCTTCAATCAAATAATGGTCAACTAGATCATCAAATTTCATTATTTACCAGCTTTACGCATTTTATTAGAATGCAATTTATCGCCTGATTTTTTTGCTGCTTTATAAGCTTTACTACCTTTTCTTGCAGATCTCTTACCAGACTTTCTCTTTTTATTAATGTTAGCCCATAAGCTTTCTAATATTGTATCGAATTTATTCATTTCTTTTTCCAAATTTTACCTTTACGGCATCTTACCATTGCTCCTGATTTATATGCTGAAGTTTTTTTACCATATACACTATCAGCTTTTCTTTTACATCTATCTTCACCATCTTCTGCAGGGGGTAAACTATCAATATAAAAGTCACCTTCATGGTAGAGATTACCATCTTCTCGATAATGTAAATGAGTATTAATTCTTACACCATTATCAAGGGTAATAACGTCGTACTTTTTATTGTGATCGACAACTTTACCTTTTGATGTGGAGTTTGTTGTACCACCACCGGATGTATCTTTTGTTGCATATACTATATTTTTACCAATATAGTTTGACGCCTCTTCATAATATGTTTTAAATGTCTTCATAATAAATTACCATTTTTTGCATGACCAGTAGCCTGCTGTTGTTCTATCCTTCTTTTGATCGCATTTATGACGTGCTCTGAAAGATCTACGAGCTGCTGGATTAGATTTGCGTATTCTCATTGTTTTCCTTTTAGCAGATGTACCGCCATGTCCAAAATTAACCTTCTTCACATTACCAGTCTTAGGATTTTTTACATACACCTTAAACTTCTTAACATCACCTCTTGTAGGTTTATTAAGAGTTACTTTTCTGCCTTTATATTCTGCGTCTTCGCTGGCGACTGCTTCCATAAGAGAAGAGTATAGTTTATCGAATGTCATTTAATTATTTATTAAATAATAATATGAATAACGAAGCTAATCTAATATTTGAACAATATAAATCAGTAAATGAAAATATGGGTATGGGACCCATGGTCGGTAAAATGGTAAATGTACCCGGACCAGGTTCACAAAATACAGCTTCTAAAGTAGTTGTATTAAAGCTTAATAATAAAAAAGATTCACCTTGTGAAGATGGAGAAGCAGTATTTATCCAAGCCGGTGATCAAAATGAATGTGAAAGTGGTTGTGATGATTGTAGTGATGATGATTATGATGGTGAATTAGATATGGCAAGAGCTGAATTACTTAAAGCAGCAGAGTATGCAACTAAGTTATTTAACCATCTTGAAAATTTAGATAATTTAGAAGGTTGGACAGCTTCTAAAATAACAAAAGCTGCTGACTACCTATCATCAGTCTATCATGCATTAGAGTATGATAATTTAGATGCTGATGTAGAAGACGAGCAAGACCCTGATGTGGATAGAGTAGAAGTTGACGAGTTAGACGATACTGAAACCGCTAAAAATACTGGTTACGCTGGAGCTTAAATCAATTTATTGTCGAAGATTCTTTTAACTTCTTCATCTAATGAACCGTAAAGATCTATAATAAGATCTCTCCTACCTTGTTCGTCTGATTTTTTATATAATTCTCTAATTTGAGATGCACTTCTTATATCTTTACCAAGAATATTAAAATCCATAGTAGGTAGAGTTGCAATATAACCGTGTTTATCTCCACTAGTCATTTTTTTAGATTTATCATACGGTTGAAAGTAACTTGGTTCACCATTTTTCTTTAAACCGAATTTAAAACGTGGTTTATCCCCTTCCATATCTTTTTCTGAAACAGCAAATATAACTTTAGTTTTATCTAAATCATATCTTTCTGTTATCTCATTTGCCAAGTATGGGTTAGCAGTCATTTCAACAAATTTTGGATCAATACCAGCACTTTGTATCATTCTTTGCTTTTCATCAAATTCAAATGGTGAATTAGTATCATTTGTTTTACCGGACGTTGAAATAAATACATCTGCGGTCGGAAATTGTTGTTTCAATTTATCATAAACAGATGCATGTCCTTTATGAAAAGGGTGAAATCTACCTGGATATATAACTACTGTTTTTGTTAAATCTTCGGCTTCTTCAAATTCTTTTAACATCTTATACATTTCACCAAATGAAGCTCTTTTTTGTAATCTCATACCTTCACCTGTATTAAAAATGGGTGGATTACTAATATATGATTCTTGATTTTCTGGAGACGTTGGTTTACCGGTACCAAAATTAGCGCGGCTAAATTCTTCCCTGTCTACCATTTTAGTAATTTCAGCACCATCAGCAGTAACTTTTGATAGAGCAAATCCTTCCGGGGCAGTTGTTTGCCAGTTATTAGGACTTTCTTCAAGATATGTACCTAGCAGATCATTTTGTGTTATTTCATTAAAAATTTTAATTAAATTATTTTTTAAATTAGCAATAATTTTAGTAATTTCGAAAGCATTTTTAATAGAAGGTTTAAGTGCTTTGAGAGATTTTAATGTTGATTTCATTTTCTCTTGCTTTTTAGCCTTACCTTTTTCACTTTTAAGTTTTTCTATCTCTTTGGTAAATCTACCACCAATATAGTTAACATATTCTTCAGTAGATATCGATGTATCTTCTAAGAATCTACCTGATCTTATTTCTGAATTAATATAAGATTTAAGAGTACTTGTATAATCATCTAGAGAACTAAAATCTACCTTATCGGCTAATTTAAGAAGTTGTTTCTTTTTAACCTTTACATCTTTTAAAAGTAATTTACCGAAAGATGATTTACTATTTTTAGGTTTATTTGCTAATACATTAAAAACAAACACTGTATTAGATGGTGAAAATTCATCTGTTGAAGAAGTATATTTTTTAACTTTCAATATACCATTTTGTACCATATATTCGATATGAACTGCAACGCCTATCTTAGATCTTGCAATTTGATCTCCATATGGGCTATTTTCAGTAACCGCATACTTAATAGTATTGGGGGTAAAGGTTAAAAATTTATTTTCATTTTTAACACCATCAATTGTTTCTGGTGCTTCATACACTTTCATTTGAGGATCAAACATATAATCCATTTGATATATACCTTTAAGATTTAAAGATGGTAAATACCGTAAAGCTAATATTAATTTATCTGCTAAACCACCTGTACCATGATTTTCGATAATATCTTCTTCGGAGTAGTTAATTTTTGGGTTTTTAGCAAAAGCTGATTTACTAGCTACGAAAAATTTATTATTAGTATCAACACCTGCAACGATAGCAGGCGCGCCGTCAAACTTAGTAGATATTTTATAATCCGATTCGTCTACAAAATATGATATAGAAGATTCTATTTGGTTAATAGCTTCTATAACACCTTGCTTACCTTTATTAAGTATATTTTCTTCTAAATGGTCAATATGCTTAACTGCTCCATCGATTGCATCAAAGAATTCTAATAGTACTGTATGGTGTTGTTTAAATGTTTTCATTTTTTTATTTTATTTGACTGTTAAACCTACTGCCCCGTAGAAATCGTCAGATTCTACCTTTGAAACGATAAAATGATCTACAATAATATTATACATATCATTAAATGTCGTTGAATCATCTACTTTAAAAGCATATGAATCTAAATTATCATCACAAGCCCAGAGTGTATTAAATTTATGTCCGTCAGAATGCCAATAATATAATATTTGGAGAGCTCCAATAATATTTTTTATATTATATTCATCCTTCACGAGATTTAAAATATCTTTTTCTGATAACCATTCCTCAAAAGAAGATATTACCTCATCATTAACTTGTTTTTTGGGTGTACCATACACAAGTAAATCAAAAATTGCATTTTCTTTTATAGATTTATCTTTTTCACTATCTAAGACCACTTGTATCATATGTACTAATGTTTCATATGCTTTTCTACCCTTCTCACCGGAGGTTGAAAAAGGTAACTTAAATTTTTCCGAAGTCGATTTAATATTGTTTAAAGCAACATCTGGATCACCGTGACCCATTCTAGCCTGTGGCCCTTTTACTTCAATCAATTCCCCTTTTCTTTCTAGATCGCCCTTTTTTGCCTTTTTTGTATCTGATAAAAATATAATACCGCCTAATTCTGGCCAACCTACACTAACCGAGCCTTTACCGGGCTGCTTACTGATAGCATAAACAAGAGACCTTGAATGCTCACCTATATATTTTGATGGATGTTCTTTAATTACAAAATCTACCCAATTAAATTCTGTAACTAATGGTAAATCTGCTTGTACTTTATTAGTATTTAAATCATTTACAATATCTAGAACTTCTTGAAAGGCATCTTCTCCATCCATATCAACGAAATTCATAATATGATTTTTAATATTAGATACAGCATCTCTATCTCCTTGTCCAAGTTTTGAAGAATATTTACCTATGGTTAATAATCTAGCAATACCGTCATCTATTTTTTGCTGTAGTTTTGGTTCATTTGCAGGTAAATATGCCTTCCCAGCCCCTTCTTTTTCGCTACGACCCTTCGGTATACGAAATTCTGCACCTGCAGCTCTCTCTAAATCTCCATCATCGAAGGGTAACCCATACTGTACTTCATCAGTAGGCATCTTTGATCTTAGATCTTCACCAATTACCCGTTGTCTTGGTAATTTAGATACTTTCTTACCAGCAGCTTCCTGTAAGTATGTGTCTGTTAGCGATTTCCAACTCATGTTTCGATGTCAATATCTTGTGAATATTTTTTCATTATATTAATAAGAGAGGTTAATGATTCTTTTGCGTTAGTTTCATTAATATCTGCTAATATACTAATTTGATCAATATCACTAGCTTCTATTTCTGTAACTAAAGCTTTTTTAATTAATCTCACCAGTAAGACTTCACCTTCAGGTGATAATTGAGTTACTTCTGGTACCGGTGCTGGCTCTTCAACAGGAGGAGCAACTGGCTCTTCAACAGGTACTTCAGCTTCATCTTGTTCTAATATTGTGTTATATTGTTCTAGGAATTTTTTCATTATATTTTAATTGTTTTAATTTTGTTAGCTATCTTTTTCATAACATCCCCATATGCTTTATTAATTTCTTTTTGCGGATCTTTTTGAAATGATCTTCTCGTAGGATCATTAGCCAAGGTTTGAGCTACTTTAATAGCATCTCGTTGACCTTTATCTAAAAATGGTTGTTCTTGATCTTCTATACTAGTACCTCTCATAGAATTAATTTTATTATACATATCTTCGAGTTCTTTAAATTCATCACCACCATCGTTAACCAATTCACCTTGTTCGATAGGTCTATTATGGTAATCGTCTACTACTACATCTTCTTTATTATAAAGAGCTCTTCTTGCTTCAGCATATTCACTGTTATTTCTAAAAGCATTCATTTTTTGTCTTAATTCTGACTTTTTTTCAGGATCTTTTTCTGTCATTATTAGACGAAACAAATCTTTACGTTCTTTTTCTCTTTCAAGGTGACCTTGATAGTCATGCTTCTTTTTAAACTCATCAGTCTCAGCTGCTCCTGAACGTAGGTTTGTAATATCATGATTAACATAATCACCAAACTTAGTTAAAAATCTACTTAATAGTACTTCAGGTGAATCTGGAGAGTTCTTATTACCACCTATACCGTGAACGTTCATAGAATATAATCTAGCAAAACTTCCAGAATCTAAAATATCTTTTCTAGACTTACCTACAAGACTTCTTAAAAAATCACCAAATGATTTGCCTGATTTCATTTGTACCATTATTTCGTTGTCTGATGAGCCGATTGGCTGACCATATTCACGTAAAAACTGATTGGCCGTTTGATTAAATTTGTCCATATTATTATTTATCTAATTAGAAGTAGTTTTGTAGATAGTCTATTAAAGTAATCTTTATTTAAAAACGTTAATTCGTAACGTTTTGTAAACTTTTTTACGCCTGAAAATGTATACTTACTAATATCCATATTATTAATTTTACTTACCATCGAATTTATTGTTGTTTGAGCTTTACCATCATTTATACCGATTAGATGATCAAGATATACTATAGAATATTTACTTATAAATATTTTTAAAGGTAGGAGTCTATCTACTCTACGAAGAAAATTGGTAAAAAAGGTTAAAATGTCTTTTTCTTTAAAATATTTTGTTAATTCACAGTCATCTAACTGAGTATTATTAAAGTATATAATAGACTTTGACTTGCAATTGAGTAACCTTTGACATATATTGTATATGGTATAGTGGTATATAAACTTTTTAACCTGTAGATTGTTTATACTCTTTTCTAATAAGTTAAATTCATGTAAAGAATTGATTATCTCTGGTTGTATATCGTTTATTAATAACTCATTAAAGTCAATTATAGTAAAATCATAATTTTCTATATGTAAATCAGCCATCATCACTATTATTATAGTACTGTTCCAAAAACAATTTAGGAGCTTTACCTATTCTACAGTTTATAATACCATTATAATAATTTTCACTCAATAGAACATCCTTTTCAAACTGCATTTTAGTTTCGAAATATGATAATTCAAATTTGCTATTGCAAAATTTTAAAATTTTAAAGTTAAATTTATCTATACCTAGTGAAGATATATCACTATTAAGAGCATCTGATGAACCTGTATATGTTTTCCAATCACTTTCAATGTAATCAATACGTTTACGTTTTTTACCTTTTAATGGTTTACGTTTTATTTTACGAACCATTTGCTTTTTACCGATATATTTCTTATCATTAATAGTGTTAATAATTTCATATATAAAACCGAAAGTACCTTCCGGTATCGGTTTATATACCTCCCATATACCTGTATCCATTTAGATATTTACTTTTTATTCTTGGATTTTCTAGTTTTTCTCTTCTTCTTACCCACTTTACCGTTTCTGGAATAAGTTACACCTAGAGCTGTTGGTCTTCTAAAATCACCAGGAGCATAAGCATCTGTACCTGGAGTACCGCTAACTGTTGTACCATACCCAGCTGCAGCAGTAGGTCCTAAAGCCCCACCACCGACTGTATTTTCATCTTCCTCTGTTGTATTTTTCCTTTTTAGTATTTTTTTAAATGCTTTTTCAAATAAAGTTGTTTTCTTCATAATAGTATTTATAATTAATATGTGAGTTTATTAGATCAATACATAGATGAAATAGAAAAAGATTTACAAATTAATGAATTTAATCTTAAAGATTCATCGATGAAAGCACCAGCTCGTAAGCATTACTGGGTATCGAAATTAATAAGACATAAACAAAATCTATTAAAACTTAGAATATTAAGAGATTCAGTAAAGAAAGAAATAGTAGGTAAAATTATAGAAGAAAGCCCAGTTAAAGTAACGATGCCGGTTGCTGAGAAAGCAAGTTATAGGCATGATAAGATGAAAGAAATATCTAAAAAAATTAGTAATGAAGAACTAATTATTGAATTCCTAGAAAAAACAGAGAGAACATTTAGTGCTATAGGTTTTGATATAAAAAATATTATCGAAATTATGAAAATGGAACAATTATAATGAAATTTGAATTAGCTAAAGAAAAAATTAGATTAATAACTGATGACTTAGACGATATACGGGAACATTTTAGTGTTAAAGATGAAACAGCTCGTTTCCGGATGAGAGGTAGAGCTAGATTTTATTCTAATTCTCGTATATATTGTATAACCCCGACAGGTCTTTTTGAACCTGGTCTATTTTTTGATATTTTAACTTATATAAAGCAAGAATATCCTAATATAGATTGTCAAATAGATCAAGACATTTTACCTATAGTTAAGCCGACATATAAGGAAGAAAGAGCATATGATAATCTAAAATTTCCATTAAGGGATTATCAATTAGATTCAGTAAAAGAAGCATTAAAATTTGGAAGAGGTATTATAAAACTTGGCACCGGAGGTGGTAAAACTTTAACTATTGCTTCATTGTTAATGAGTCTTTATTCTAATAATCCCAAATTAAAAATTTTAATATTGGTGCCAGACCTAGGACTAGTAAATCAAACATATAATGATTTTATTGAATATAATGTATTATTTAAATTTACTAGATGGACTGGTAAAATAAAACCTGATTTAACCGCTAACTGTATTATAGCCAATAGAGGTATATTACAGAGTCAGTTTGATGATAATGATTGGATAAAATATATCGATGTTTTGGTAGTTGATGAATGTCATACTATAAAAAAATCAAACAAAGTGAGTAAGATGGTTAATAAAATACATACTTTTAATAAGTTTGGATTAACTGGTACTTTACCAGATGATAAACCGGAGCAATGGAATGTCATTGGTAAATTAGGTAAAGTAATATACGATAAGGATAGCTACCAACTTAGGTTAGAGAGCTATTTAACTAACGTCGACATTAAGATCATTAACATAAGTTATAGAGATAAACCTCTAGTAGTTAGTGGTGGTAATAACTTTAAAGCAGAGCTAGATTTTATATATACCAATAATTTTAGAAATAATGTTATCAAAAATATATGTACTAAATTTAATAATAACTCTCTTATATTGGTTAACCATTTAGCCCATGGTGATACATTATATGATAACTTAACTCAAATTGATAATAAGAAAGTTTATTTCGTTAAAGGTGAAGTTGATGTAGAAGAAAGAGATAAAATTAAAAAAATAATGGAAACTAATAATGACGTTATATGTATTGCAATGAGTTCTATTTTTAGTACTGGTGTTAATATTAAAAATATACATATGATTATGTTTGCTTCTGGAGGTAAGAGTTTTATTAGAACGATCCAATCAATCGGAAGAGGTTTGAGACTACATGAAAGCAAAGATAAACTAATTATTATAGATCTTGCTGATAAGTTAAAATACGGTAACCGTCATTCCGATAAACGTAAAGAAATATATAATACAGAAAAAATTAATTATAATATAACAGAGATAGTTGAAAAATAGTATTTATACGTTATAATTAGGCTATGGCTAATACTAAAAAAACTACTGGTAAGCGTAGAGGACCTAAACCAAAAAAGACTGAATACTATGTAGATCCACGGGAATTAAAAGCTGAACTAATTGCATATTATGAATGCGAAGATTGTACACCTAAATTAGGGGATATGATTCATAAGATAGCTCATGGTTTAAGTTATTCATCTAATTTTATTAACTACACTTATCGAGATGAAATGGTAGGTGATGCTTTAGTTAAGATGTATACTGCTGTTACCAATAAAAAGTTTAATGTAGATTCAGAATACAATCCTTTTTCGTATTTTACTACTATTGCATTCCATGCTTTTATCAATAGAATTAAAAAGGAAAAGAAGCATGCTAATACATTATCTGAATATAAAGAAAAGGTTTATGAACAAGAAATGTTAGATTCAATGGATGGTAGGGTCTACGTAAAACCGATGTATGATGATGTAGATACAGAACCGAATGAATAAAGTAGCTATATTTTCTGATTTGCATTTAGGTGTTCACCAGAATAATGATTTCTGGTTAGGTATAGCTAACAAATGGGCTGATTGGTATATTACTAATTTAAAATCGCAAGGTATTAAAGATATTATATTTTGTGGTGACTTTTTTCATTATAGAGACGAAATTTCAGTTAAGACTTTAAATTTTGCAAAAGATTTATTAGATAAATTTAAAGATTTTAATATTATCATGATAACTGGTAATCATGATGCATGGTATAAAGATACATCAGAAATTAATAGTTTAAGTATTCTTAAAGGTTATAAAAACTTAACAGTATATGATAAACTTGCTACTGTAGATTATAAAGGTAAATTAATATCATTTTGTCCTTGGGGTACAAAAATAGATGATATACCGAATAGTGATTTAATATTCGGTCATTTTGAACTAGAAAATTTTAAAATGAATATGTTTAAAATATGTGACCATGGAGATGATCCAGACATACTAGTTGAAAAATCTAAATTAATATTTACAGGACATTTTCATGCAAGGGATGAGAAACATTATAAAAAACAAGATAGTTCTATTATCTATGTTGGTAATCCTTATGAAATGGACTTTGGTGATACAATGCAAACGAAAGGATATTATATTTTAGATTTAGATGATATGTCATATGAATTTTTTGAAAATAATATTACACCAAAACATATTAAGATAATCTTATCTAAATTAATCAATATACCAGACGTTGAAAATGTATTTAAAGATTCATTACCTGGTAATATTATAAAATTAATTATTGATAAAAATATTAGTACCGATCATCTGGATGCTTTAGTTACTAAATTAACTACATATAAACCAATTGAATTAAGGATTGATTATGATGTAAATTATAATCAACTTAAGATTGAAAACGATGAAGATTATGATTTATCAGGTGTTGATATTAAACATGCAATTGAAGAGTTCGTTAATATGTTAGATATAGAAAATAAAAAAGATGTAGTAAATTATTCTACATCTTTATATGAAAGAGTTAAATGAAATACGTATGCTTTAAAGAGTTAAAAATAAAAAACTTCCTGTCTATAGGTGAGGAGTTTGTAACTGTAAATTTTGAAAAAGGTTTGCATATTGTAACTGGTGTCAATAGAGATAAAGAAGATAGGAGAAACGGGGTCGGTAAAAGTACGATAGCTGATGGTTTATATTTTGCTATATTTGGTCAAACCCTTAGAGACTTAAAAAAGAATTTTATCGCTAATAATTTAACTTCAGGTACTTGTGAAGTACAGTTATCTTTTACTATAGATGACCCAAAACATGGAGTTAATGAGTTTGATATTATTCGTACATTAAACCCAAGTAAAGTTTATATCTATAAAAACGGTAATGATAAAACGAGAGATAGTATAACAAATACTAATGAATATATTAATACTATTTTATCTTCGACACCAGAAATATTTCAAAATTGCGTTATAATGACTCTTAATAATCATGTACCGTTTATGGGTAAAAGTAAGACAGAAAAACGTAAGTTTATTGAGCAAATATTTAACCTTGAAATTTTTAGTAAAATGTTAGGTGAGTTACGTAATGAACATAATGAAATAAAACGCAACTTCGACATTGAAATTACTAGATTAGAAGAAACCAATAATCATTTAAATACTCAACAGCAGCAAGTCGATAACTTTGAAGAGAATAAAAATCAAAGAATTAATAGAATTGAAAATCAAATAAGCGTAAAAAATAACGATTTAAAAAATTATAAAGAAGAAAAAAATACTGTTGTATCATTAGATGAAAAACCTTATATTAATAAATCGGAAAAACTAAATGAAGAAATAGTAGATTTAAAAAATATTAAAAATGAAAAGTATGAAAAAATTGTACAGTTAAAAACTAATTTAACTACTAATAAAAATACATTAACAAAAATTGGTACGGATGAAGCTACATGTCCGATGTGTTTAAGACCTTTAGAAGATCATGATAAAGATTTAATTGAAGAAGAAAAAGAAAAAATTAATATTATATTGGATGATATTTTAAATGATATAAAATATAACAAAGAAGATTATGAAAATACAGTTAGAGAAATTAATAGTTATTCTACAGCTAAAACGAAAATAGATAATAAACTTTTAAGTATAAAAACTCAAAAAGATAATATTTCTTATCTTGAACGTAATATAACTGAAATAGAAAATATTATTAACCAATATCAAACTGATATAGATAGTATTAAAAATGAAACGAATTCATTCGATGATCTAATAAGTGAGACAACAAATAAGATTAATGTTATAAAGCAAGAAATAGATTCTCTTAAAAAGGTTATAAATCTTATGGATGTTGTTAAGTTTGTTGTTAGTGAAGAAGGGGTGAAGAGTTTTATTGTTAAGAAGATACTTTCACATTTTAATGGTAAACTAACCCACTTTATGAAGAAGTTGGATAGTAATTGCGTTTGTATTTTTAATGAATATTTTGAAGAAGAAATCGTAAACGAAAAGGGTAAGATATGCCTTTATAATAACTTTTCAGGAGCTGAAAGAAAAGCTATTGACTTGGCCTGCTTATTCTCTTTTATGGATATGAGAAAGTCTCAAGGTGATGTTTATTATAATATTAGTTTTTATGATGAATTATTTGATAGTAGTTTAGATGAAAAAGGGGTAGATTTAGTTCTAGAGATATTAAATGAAAGAGTGCAAAAATATAATGAATGTGTTATGGTTATAAGTCATCGTAAGGAAAGTATTAAATCTGCTAACGGTGATGTTATATTTTTAGAAAAACATAACGGCATCACTAGAAGAGTAAATTTTATTGATTAATTAATATTATGCTAATACAAGGTAACCAGCCATTTCAAGCAAATGCACCATTTGCTGTTAATAAACCGTTTCAAAATAATGTAGTACAAAGTAAGCCACCGGTGGCTAACCCACCAGCTCAACCTGAAAATAATTTACCTAGATTTTTAAATTATTATGCTGATTATTCAGGTTGCGGTCATTGGAGAATGATATGGCCAGAACAAGTAATGAATGCTCACTCTAAAGCTGTTGTTCATGGTACAACCGTAATGAATGTTGATGAAAGATATTATATACAAACTAAAGGAGTAAGAATACAAAGACAAGCAACACCACAGCAACTTGAATTTGTTAAATGGTTAAGGAAAGTAGCAGATAAGAATAATTTTAGATTAATATATGAAATTGATGATATATGTTTTGCAGAAGATATTCCTGATTATAACAAATATAAGACAGCATTTGAGGACCCTAGTATAAGAAAATCAGCTCAAGAAATGATGTCAATCTGTGACGAGATTACAGTTACGTGTCCATTTATGAGAGATTATTATCGCGATAAAACAGGTAACCAAAATGTAACAGTATTACCTAATTTTATGCCAAAATTTTGGTTAGATAGATTTTACGATAATAATAGGACGATGGAAAGCTTTGACAGGAATAAAAGAAAACCAAGAATCTTATACGCTGGTTCAGGGGCTCACTTTGACGTTGAAAATAGAGTTAAATTTAAAGACGATTTTTACCACGTTAACGAAGTTATTAGGAAAACCGTTGATAAATATACATGGGTATTTTTAGGAGCACATCCTTTACCGATACGAGATTTAGTGCAATCTGGAAAAGTAGAGTTCCATCCATGGAAAAGATTATTTGAATACGGTCAAGGTTTATATGATCTAAACGTTAATATGGTTGTAGCTCCCTTACAAAATAATACTTTTAATAAAGCTAAATCAGACTTAAAATATATCGAAGCCTGTGCATTAGGATTACCTATTGCTTGCCAAGACTTATGTACATATGAAAATGCACCTATTAGGTTTAACACCGGTGATGAAATGATTGCTCAGATTGAAACAACGTTACAAGATAGAAAACGTTATAAATCTTTATGTAAAAAAGCTAGACAATATGCTGATACTCGATGGTTAGAAGATGATAAAAATATCGATTGTTATACTGAGTTATATCAGTACGGTGTAAATGATTCAAGAAGATTAAATTTATCTAGATATAATTAGGAACTATGATATAATTGATGGGTGAGTTATCGTAATATATACTATGATCCCCGTGAAAGATGTATTAATTTATTTACCTGGGATACCGACGGTAAAAGAATTAAAGTAACTACGTCCTATGACCCTTATTTGTATGTCGAAGGTAAGGGTGATTATGAATCTATTTTCGGGACTAAACTGGTTAAGAAAAGTTTTAGGACTCAGTATGACCGATTCAAGTATATTAAAGATACTGGTATTAAAAGAGTATTTGAGAATCAGCCAGCAGTTCAGCAGTACTTAATTGATACTTTTTGGAAGGTTAACGAAACGACTGAATTTAGTAAAAACCCTATTAAGGTTATGTTTTTAGATATCGAGACTTATTACCCGGATGAGTTTCCT